TTTGATGAGGCACGAACCTTTGAGATGAGCACTGTCATCACAGGTCAGCGCTTTCGAAGGGTGACTCCTCTAAACAATTTCCGTGTTCTTGAAGCAGAGACTAAACCGTCAGAAACAACTTAAATCTACTTATTGAAAGTATGGATAGAGATGACCCGTCACGATTCGTCTGAATCCGTTGAAATTCCAGATGGTGAAACAGTTCCATTTACTCAGATTCAACATCGCAGGACATGTTGTGATTGTTCCCAAAGCAATGAAATTATTCTACAACATTTCATAAAGCATAAGAGACTGTATCACAGGGCTCTTAATGTTTGTGGTATTACAACTTTTGTCTTGGTTTCAATAGCATGCGCCATTGTATTCATTTACATTGTAGTCTTTTCCTATATGAAGAGGGACTCAGACCTGAGCCACGCTGTCTAATGCCATCGCCTCCCTCACCTGTTCAACTGTAGGATTAGTGTTAACTCCATACTTATTTTTGATTGCACTGGCGACGCGCATCTTGGCCTGTCCAAGATTGACAAGTGACCACTTCGGGTATTCCTTCTTCAGAATCTCAAATACGCGGTCAGTCAAGACCTTCCAGATATCGGCTGAAATCGCAGCATCAACACTCCATACTTCACCTTCAATTAATTCAAAAAACTCGGCAATAGACTCCTTGCTCACCTTAAAGAAATCCTTTGCAGGATGCACACGGCTCGTATACTTCTCAAGTAATTTATGAAGAACCTTCTCCTTTTCATTAGCGCCAATCACTCTCTTTGCAAAGGCCACTTCGAAGGGAATCGGAACGGGACCATTTGAGAGTTCCTCGGCCTTTTCCGCAGGGTTCATATTGGTGAAACCAACCTTAACCATACCATCAAAAAGAGGATTTGTCATACAGTAGAGGTATCCTGGTTCAGCAGACATTGTTCTCTTCTTAAGATGAGTTTAAATTTGTACTGAGTTCTTCCGCACGAGCCTGCTCATCCAAGTCTTCAAGGAGCGCATCAATCTCCTGAATACTCTCAATGTGATAGTACTTTCCATAAAGCCACTCAAACAGATAGGAGTCTTTCTGCGGGATACCAACCGTAGAAAGGTACTCAAAGTAATCATTAATTGAATCTGTAATTTCAGTATAGAGTTCACGTAACTCGGTATAGGCTTCAAAGGATACTCCATTCTCTGACTGAAGGATATGAGAGTAAAGACCTGATGCCCTCTCCATAGTATCCTCAATCAATGCGATACGCTGATTCATTTCGGTATAGTTGGGTTGCTGTGTCATTTTGTATACAATCATATAGGTAGCAAATAAACTTCAAATTTTTTACTTTTGTAAGCGCACGGCCTTCTAAACTGCGTTTAGTAGGCGAACATCAGCGCAGCACGACCACCATAGATACGAAAGATATTATACGTCTCCGCCCAAATATAAATCCAGAATCTCTCTACACCCGTACCTGTTGTGCATCCACGACCAGGAGCCATTGTCAATTCAAGGTCAATTCGCCGAATCTTATCAAGATTAGCCTCACCAGATGGTTGACTCGGTGCCATAAATCCATTCATAACACCAAACGGCAAATTGTAGTAATATCGATTGAGCCATGGTGATTTTCTCTGATTGATGCTCGGCAGAATCGTACGAAACAGTGAGGAGACCTCTGTACCGTATCGTACAAGTCGACCTTCATAGATAAACGCAATATCACTAATAGGATCTGAGTCTCGCGTGCTAAACCCTGGTGCATAGTCGCCTGTAAAATATGCGGCATTTAGACCACTCGCATCAGGCCACCAAGGTGCAACAGTATAATCAGCACCACTCAGATCACGCGTTGCCAAGAAGGGTGCATTATAACTTGGGGCCTCATACCGCCCTGCATAGAAGAAAAGATCACGGGTAGGATTGGGAATACGAAGAGGAACGGAGACTTTAGGAAAATTCTGTGTATCATACGGTTCAATCTTGTAGTGCTGCGGAATGGGCAATAAAATATCAGCAAGACGGAAGCGGTTCGCTTCGGCCTTGTCAAGATAGATGTATTCCGCCATTAAGTATGTATCTCCAAATGATTGTATGAGAGGCATAGTGATTCCAGGAAGAATCGACGCCGCTTGTCCACCATACGTAAATGTACCTGCAGGATTCTCCACATAGAACGGAGAGCCTAGAATAGGCGGATAGACCTTACCCAGTTGAAGTGCGATTGTCGGATCCGTTATGACATCACTTACATAAGTATCCGCAATAGGCGCAAAGTTAATGGTGAGTCGCACAGAATCTGTACTGATTGCGTCAATCGGCAAGAAGGCTCCAGCATCCCCTCGGCTGAACCAGAAGGGCAGCGGCACGGCCACTTGTGCTGGGCGCTTCCGCGGATCCCAACCGATTGTTCTCTTCGTAAAGCCATTATCGTAGCGTTCTATGAGTCGATTGACTGATGTAACCTTCTCCAGAGGTGTGCGAAACTCATCGAGAACTTCAAGTAACTGTGAATCCAACACTTCTGTGCGACTTCCACCAATATCAATCTGTGCACTGCTAACAAGCACATGGCCGAGAGAATTTGTCCAGCCGAAGGTCGGACCAAGTAAAGTCTGTCCAGCGGCAGTGGCGGCGGCCTGAGCAGCGAGTTGCGCACCTACAATATCGGGCAGATTCACAACCAGATACAGACGACTAATTAAATGCCCCTGTCGCGGCAATGTGATGGTCGCCGACTTTCCAAAATCCGGAATTTGGTCGAAATCAATTCGTGACCACTGCGTTGTAAATCGCCCCGCCTTGATAAAAACTTTCTTGAAAAAATCGATTTTTGGCTGACCCTTTGGAGCCAGGAGTCGCACATCTTGAATTCCAGACTGTAGGATTTTGAGGAGCGCCGCGACCATCTATCTATGAGCCCGTTAGATAGAATAGAAGACAAACCGCAGGCCATACTCCTTCATACACTTCTTCAAGAAGACCTCGCATGACTGACACGGTTGTGAGAAGCGACTCTGTGGTGTGCGACCCATGCGAAAGACATACATATCGGCTCCACGAAGCAAGTCAGTATTACCAATCTTCTTCACGACTGCACGCTCAGCATGAATACTCCAGTCAGAATATCCACATCCCATGTGACGAGCACCGAACTGATTACAAGCCTCTGCAAGAATCTTACCACGCTTTACGATAAAGGCGACATGAATATGAGCCCAACCTGAATTTGTAAGAGAGTTATTCTCAAACTTTGCACCTTCATTTTCAAAGAGAGTCTTTGCAAAGGTATGTGCACATTTTGGCTCCTTCTCAACCCGATTTGGATACTTGTTGAAACGACGAGGAGTGGCCATTTTGTGATACAAATTATTGGGCAAATATACAACTTCAAATTTTTGCCTACTTAACTATCAAACATCTGATTACCGATGCCGTTCTCGAAACGGAGCCAACGTAGGCCAAGGACATAAACCACCACTTCCCATTCTTGATTGTATGCTCCACCAGGTGGGCTCACGGTGAGCGTTAAGCGCAAACTCTGTGCTCGCGATGCATTGAGGGTTCCACTCGGCTGATGATCAGATGGTTTTCTCGCAATTGGATAGCCATAGATATAGGAACTATACGAAGTGATGCCTCCAAGATGATGCCGACTCAGAAGTTGACGGAAATACTCCTCCTCTGCACGAATCAGTTCAATTCCGTTGACTTGTATGACCGCAGAGACTACAAACGGCTTCGGTGGATTGAATATGGGATCGTATTCAGCACTGATTACAGATGTATAATTAGTCCATTCATTGTTTTCAATGATGGCTGCCTTGCGCCGAACAAACCAGATAATCTCCTCCATAGGATGATTCGCCTCTAGGGGCAACTGTACAGTAATTGTGTCACCTGCTGATTTATTCACTAAATATTTCATAGGCTCGGAAAAAGTGAATGTTTGGACTCCACGATAGAGCATTTCAAACGGTGTGTAGAGCATACGTTCACGTATGAGACCGGTTATATAGGCTCCATAGGTGACTAACTTGAAATCTTCAAAAGCGGGTGGATCACCTGCCGCCGTGATTTGAATCGTGGGTCGGAAGGGAAATCCATTATCAATAAAACTGAACGTCTCTCCAAGTGGCGTGCTTGTACAGGAGGAGCGGAGGCCGTTGGCAATCCGTACACAATCTACAAACGGCCGTAGAGTGATATGGATTCGAACCGTTCCTTCACGGCACGCAATGAGTGGAAAGGCCTCCTTGAGTTTCGCACGGCTGAAGAAGAAATTCAAAGGTATCATGAGTTTTCCTCCTTCCGTGGGAAAGACACGATTTGGATTCCATGACTTCAAGCGAGCGAGATTTGAGAATCCAGTGCCATCTACATTGATTCCAACTTGTGCATTCGTATCGACCATTACACGGCCTGCTGTAAAGGTAAAATCGCCGTTTATGGTTTCAATGATTTGGTCTTCAATTTCAAGCTCTGCCTTCTGGACTAAGACAGTACCAATAGAGTTCGCATAGAACCAGGCGCCGCTTGGATCGACATATTGGTAGCGACCAGACAGGATACGGAGGACTGTGGTGGGGTCAAACCAGTGGCCGAGTTTCACTTGTAGAAAGACACCAAAGAGGAGGTCGCCACAGGCTATGGAGCCGACATCAAAAGAGAAGCGTTGACCAAAGGCGGCGGGACCACGGAATGCGAAGGTCTGGACAGCAGGCACAAAAGGGCGATTGCGTCGCTCCTGGTCACGTGCGAACCATGTTGTCTCAGAGTTGAGCGGCGTGAAATAATCGTCTTGACTATCACGGGTAGCCAAATCGATTAGGGTTGTTATATCACCACGAGGCCTAGACGCCATTCTATTTAGATATTATTAGTAATACCATATTTAAATGTGGGACCATTACCGCCACTGCCAGCTGAACCAGTAGCAACACCACCACTAGATTCTAGGACTGGAGCTGCAGCGGCACTTGAAGATTGTATGAATGCAATAAGGC